CCGGGATTCTGATGCCATGATCTAATTCAGACCCTACGTAAATGAAATGAAATCTTCCGCCACATTCATTTCAAAAACGGACTTTCTCGGGGGGGTAGAAACTAGTTCCCTATAATCGCGAATGAACTCCTCCATTCTCGCGATCAGGGCGCCCTCTCCACTCTCAAGGATCTCCGCGGGCTCATACGGAAGATCCCCTCTTTCTCTCTCATCCTCGCACATCGCTCTCTCTAACATCTCGTCCCTCCAAGCCTGGACGAAACAGCTTAAGGTAACAGCAGGCCCCGCGGGCGGGGTCTTTAACAAGCTGCTGAAACTGACTGCACCAGGCGTAAAACCAGATTTGAAACGACCTTTCCTCACCCCAGCTCGAGCAATCGCCCCCTCGCGAGCCTTCTCGATGGCACCATGAATGGCGCCATCGATTCGGTCGCGGGGGAGGAAGTACCCTTCGGGTTCAACTTCTACAGGAAAGGGATTGACCACGGGAGGTCGAATCAAAGTAGGGACAGATACAAGGGCAGCACGGATTCTCTTATCCTTCCTACACACCATCTGTACGGCATAAGGTAAAGAATGAAGATTTTTCTCTTTTTGAGTGCGGAGAATGTGAAGGTTGCCCCTCACAATCTTTCGAAAAGTCTCCAAATCCGTGCTAGCCTCGTAGGCGAAGCCGAGGACATCCTCCATCTCAGGTTTCATCCAAACTGCGGAAGCGTTAAACTTCTTGACAATTCTCCCCTTGCGAAACAGGGTACTATTAATCTCCGCTAGTTCAGAATCCACCATCGTCTTCTCGACGTTAAGGGAGAGTCCTATCTTAAAACTATTGTCGCGAACGGCATCGAGCAACATGACCTCACCCGCGCGGGGTTCCTTGATCAAACCGTCGTCACCGTTGATTTTAAGTCGAATAGAACGATACTCCTCGAGGCCAATCCTACCGGAATCCATCAAAGAACCAAGGGCCATATCAATATTCGTTTTGTTAATGATGCAGAGCATCGGAAATGACATAACGGAACCCATGGGCTGACCGGATTCGGCAAGACCGCCATCGAAGCGGAGTTCTCCCAAAACGTCGAGACACTTCTCCTCCTCTTTACTCAGGCCGCAACTCTTGCGCTTGAGTACATCCACCAGTATCTGTACGTACCGGGACTTGATCCTATCGGTAGCTTGCGAATAATCTATAGATACGTAATCACCGCCACCGTTCAGATTCTGGATGTGCTCATTACGGGGGTCACCGACAAGAAGCCAGTCCCGTTTGCGAAGCCTTGAATAAAGAGAATGGTGTAAGGGAGTCAGAATCCTCGTGTTATATTCAGAGTAAAGTGTGACCACGCGGGGTTTACCCTTAGACCACACCAACTTAGGATTACACTCATCTGAGAACTCCTCCACAACCCAATTTCCCCCCTCGACGCGGCGGTGATTCAGAGTTGCATTACCACTCGGAATGAAAGGAGTGCGTCTATCGTCCCATCGATCAGGGACGTTCATAGAAACGCATTTTTCAAACAGAGCGAGATGCTCCTCATCATAATCAACCTGGGCCATTCGGTCTCGTTTCCAATCCTCAATTTTTTCGTCATCAAACCGGCTACAAAACCGGCAAACGTCGAAATCAACCTTGGAAATGGTTTTGAAGCTCAGTTCCCAGGACACGGGAAGCTGTGCATCGAAACAAGATCTTACGGAACCGCGGAGCTCGGAACATTGGATCCCCCCTCGGGGCCAGTGAGAGCGACGAAGGCCCATCTTCTCGTACCACCTAACGAGAGTCCGGGCCTTACCATCCAACACTTTAGTGCGCGAGCAACAGTCAGTGGGAGCCTTTTCTAACACCGCATAAGGGTTAGAATCGGCGACTGCAGGCGTAATTGACGCGCACATCTCAATCTCATCCTCCTCCTCGAAGTCGACAAACTCCAAAAGTCGTCTCGAAACCTCGTCCAAGTTGGACCCTACGTCGAGCCAGCACCTTTTCTTGAACAATCGGTCTTTAAAAGTACCGCGACCGTTATTAGCTGGCATTCCGAGAGCAAAGCCCAGGAACGGAGAAGGGCATGTGTCGGGGTCAGTTTTAAATTCATGACCAGGAACGATGACGGGTGGACTCTCCTTCGGCGCTGCCAGCGGTGCGTACACATGACACTTGCCCGATCCACTGCACGAGGAACCTCCTTCGCAAATCAACTTAGCCGCTTCCCCATAGTTGGCGGAACCAGTGGCTTGAGGGATTGTAAAGCCCTTAATGCTTAGTGAGGTATCGTGAGGACCGACGTCGTCGGAGAGTAGAAGAGGTTTCCAGACTGGCGAGTTCGAGCCACTGCTGCTGGAAAAGAACATCGTGAAGAAAATAACGTTGTACTGCAGTGGTGGTAGGTTCGGACAAGACTTTGATTAATGTGAGGTATCGATGTCCATCTCTCACAGATAGCTAACGTGCTACCAACGGACATACAGATGTCAATCTCCGAAAATAAATCCGGGCATCTTTTGTTTTATTATAAGGTACGGGAAGCGAACCCACTCCTCAGAGCGTCATGGCGACGAGCCCGTTGTCAAAGCAACTACCCCCTTGTTTTGACACGATAGGGTTACGTGAGAGTGTTTCTGTTAAAGCGTGTGACACACAAATCCGCGGAGATGAAGATAGGGAGCGGCAAGCCAGCCGATATACCCCCTGTCTCGTCTCTAAACTGCGTGGTTGGCAACCCAAACAGCCGGGCTAGGTTTCCCTA